GCCCGAGCGGCGCACCGAGGTGGTGACGCTGTCCAACGGTTACGAGGAGCGCAACACGCCCTGGGCCCATTCGCGGCGCCGCTTCGACGCGGGCGCGGGCATGCGGTCTCTCGACGACATCGCGCAGCTTATCGCCTTCTTCGAGGCGCGTGGCGGCATGCTGCACGGCTTCCGCTGGAAGGACTGGACCGACTGGAAGAGTGGCGCGCCTTCGGCGGCGCCGGGGTTCGCCGATCAGGAGATCGGGACGGGCGACGGCGTGGAGGTGCGCTTTCAGCTGACGAAGCGCTACGCCTCGGGCGGCGACGTCTACGTGCGGCCCATCGTGAAGCCGGTGGCGGGCACGGTCAGGGCCGGGGTCGGCGGTGTGGAGGCCTTGGCCGGGGTGGAGTTCGACGTGGACGTGGCCACGGGGCTTGTCACCTTCGCCACGCCGCCAGGCCCCGGCGAGACGGTCACCGCGGGCTTCGAGTTCGACGTGCCCGTGCGGTTCGACACCGACACGATCCAGGTCTCGGTCGACGCGTTCCAGGCCGGCGAAGTGCCCGCCGTGCCGATCGTGGAGCTGCGGCTATGAGTGCCGAGGCGCTCGACGCGCATCTGGCCACCGGTGCCACGGAGGTGGCGCGCTGCTGGAAGCTGACGCGCAACGACGGCGTGGTTCTGGGCTTCACCGATCACGACCGGGACCTGACCTTCGACGGGGTCACCTTCTGCGCCGGCACCGGCCTGAGCGCGGCCGCGGTGAGCCAGACGACGGGGCTTGCGGTCGACAATACCGAGGCGGTGGGCGCGCTGACCGCGACGGCCGTGTGCGAGACCGATATCGCGGCGGGCCGGTTCGACGGCGCCGAGGTCGAGGCCTGGCTCGTGCAATGGTCGGCGCCCGAGAACCGTGTCCTGCAGTTTCGCGGAACGATCGGCGAGGTGACCCGCGCGGGCGGCGCCTTTACCGCCGAGTTGCGTGGCCTGTCCGAGGTGCTGAACGTGCCGCGGGGCCGGGTCTACCAGAAGCGCTGCGCGGCCGTTCTGGGCGACGCGGTCTGCCGGGTGGACCTGTCCTCGCCGGCCTTTTCGGTGGAGACGGCGATCCTCCACGCCGAGGGCCAGCGCGTCTTCGAGTTCGACGTGGGCGGCGGTTACGCGCCACGGTGGTTCGAGCGCGGGGTGCTGACCGTGCTCGACGGCGCGGCGGCGGGGCTGTCGGGCGCGATCAAGCGCGACCGGCCGCAGCAGACGGGCCTGAGGCGGGTCGAGCTGTGGGACCAGCTGCGCGCGCCGGTGGCGGCCGGCGACCGTGTCCGGCTGACGGCAGGCTGCGACAAGAGCATGGAGACCTGCCGCACGAAATTTTCCAACATGCTGAACTACCATGGCTTTCCCGACATTCCCGGCGAGGATTGGCTGGTGACGCATCCCACGCGCCTGTCGGTCCGCGACGGGGGGAGCCGGCGATGAGCCGCGCACCCCGACCCGAGATCGTGGCGGCCGCGCGGACATGGCTCGGCACGCCCTACCGCCACCAGGCGCGGTGCCGGGGGGCGGGGTGCGACTGCCTCGGCCTGATCCTCGGGGTCTGGGAGACGTGCCTTGGCCCGCTGCCCGAAGCGCCACCGGCCTACACCGCCGACTGGTCCGAGGCGTCGGGGCAGGAGCGGCTCTGGGCCGCGGCGCGCCGGCATCTCCTGGCGGTGTCGCTTGCAGAGGCCCAGCCAGGCGACGTGATCCTCTTCCGGATGCGCGACGGCGCGGTGGCCAAACATCTGGGCGTCCAGACCGGGGCCGGGCCGGACGCCACCTTCATCCACGCCTATTCCCGGCGCGGCGTCGTCGAGAGCCGCCTGACGCCCCCCTGGGCGCAGCGCATCGTGGCGCGATTTGCCTTTCCCCAAGGAACCTGATCCATGGCGACACTTCTTCTGTCCGCGGCCGGTGCCGCGCTTGGCTCGGCCTCGGGCTTTTCGGCCTTCGGGCTGTCGGGCATGGTGCTGGGCCGCGCAGTCGGCGCAACCATCGGCCGGGTGATCGACCAGCGGATCCTGGGCGCGGCCGCGGGCTCGGGCGCAGAGCCGGTGGAATACGGAAGGCTCGAGCGCTTCCGCTTCACCGGCTCGGGCGAGGGCGGACCGGTGGCCGAGCTTTATGGCCGCCTGCGCCTTGGCGGGCAGGTCATCTGGTCCACGAATTTCGTGGAGCACGTGGCCGTCAGCGACGGGCAGTCCGGGGGCAAGGGGGCGGCCGCGCGGCCGGCCTCGCCCGAGGTGCGGAGCTATTCCTACTCGGTGAGCCTCGCGATCGCGCTCTGCTGCGGCGAGGTGGCGCGCGTCGGCCGGATCTGGGCCGACGGGGTCGAGATCGACCGCAATTCCCTCAACATGCGGCTCTACAAGGGCACGGCCGAGCAGTTGCCCGACCCTCTGATCGAGGCGGTGGAGGGGGCGGGCCGCGTGCCGGCCTATCGCGGCACGGCCTACGTGGTCTTCGAGGATCTGGACCTGACGCCCTTCGGCAACCGGGTGCCGCAGTTTTCCTTCGAGGTGGTGCGTCCCGCCCGGCCACCCGAGGGCAGCGGCCTCCTGCCCGCGCCGTCGCAGATGCTGCAATCCGTGGCGCTGATCCCCGGCACGGGCGAATACGCGCTCTCGACCGAGCCCGTGCACTACGAAGGCGCGCTGGGCGTGGCCGGTGCCGCCAACGTGAGCGCCGAGGGCGGGCTTCCCGATTTCTCCCAATCTCTGGAAACCTTGCGCGACACGCTGCCCGGCCTGACCTCCGTCTCGCTCATCTATTGCTGGTTTGGCGAGGACCTCCGTGCGGGTCACTGCAAATGCGAGCCCAAGGTGGAGTTCGCCGACCGCGATGGCGTGGGCCAGCCCTGGCGCATCGCGCAGATGGCGCGGGCCGAGGCGCGGGAGATCTCCCGCAATGCCGAGGGGCGACCCGTCTATG